GGATTGGCCTGTGGGTCATCAGCAATCTTTTTATCGTATTCAATGTGATCTTCGATTGATTTCATTTGATTCTCCTGTTTCTTTTATTTAAGCGGTAAACGCATCACGAACTAATTCAAGTTGAGTTTCTGCCTTTCCACCACCAATTAAGTGTCTTAACTCTGATATTAAGTATTTTCCACTAACATCATTATCTTTTTCAGATCCGTAAGAACTAACTGGTTTTCCATCATCTCCTTTTTTAAGAGGCAATTTAACCTCTATCATGCCACCAGCTCTCAAGTCAGGGTTGATTGGAATTGATATATTTAAGGATTGTGAAAATAGTAAACTATTCCTAATATAAGATTTATTTTGATAAACGGCAAGCTCATTTCTCTTCTCAACCTCTTCTTTTTTAGAACCCTTTTGCAGAGCTCCTTGATCTAATATTCTAAACATTAATCGAGTTGGTTTATCCTCTAATTTATCTGGTAACTTGGGTGGTTTTTTTAATTTTGGTTTTAGTTCAGTAATTTTAAATTCTTCTTCTTTATAGGTTTCGTTCTCAAGATCAATGTATATTGTTTTATTTGCGTACATACCCATTCTACAATTATGTCCAATGTCATTGGATTGATTGAGATTATTTTCTATGATTCTAAAAGATCCAGCTATCGGTCTATCAGGTTTTTCATACACCTCAGCCTTTTCTTTAAGTAGTTTCTCAATTGATCTAAAATTATATCCATCTAAAGTTTCATAAAATAAAAAACCAAAGTTTTTATTTGATGACTGAGCCTTTGGACACAACCATTGAATTGTATCAAAAGGTCTTTTTAGATTTCCAACAAAAGAATATTTGTTAACAGCTTGATCAGACTTAAATTCTTTTTTAGTTTGAATTCCTTTTTTATCTGACCCCCCTTTGTTAGTTAATAATTGACTTACAATTTGTGTAACGTTCCCAGTAAATTTTTTATTCACTCTAGCAGTCTCATTAATGATCGATTCTTTTGATACAAATTCTAGAGTCGCTATCTGTTTATTAGTGTCTGTGATGACATCTCTCACAGAGTTCAACATGAGTTGATGTTTTTTAGATGTAATTTTAAAATCATCATCAAAACCTTCCATCTTAACAGAAAGATCTAAAGACTCTCCACCTGTAATTCCCTTTCTACTAATTACTTGGTCAACATCAATAAAAGTCACAGTTAAAGATATTGATGGACTCATTACACTCTCATAGTAATCAATAATCGGGTTTCCACCAAGTATTGAGTAATCTTTCTTTAAGGAAGATCCTTTATTTGCAATCAACATACATTTGCTGATAATAAATCTACTTTCCATTAAGTTATCATCCTCATAATTTCTGATGGTAATCCAAATTTAGATTTTCTAGATGATGCTATTGTATTATTTGATATTGTTTTAATGAAACTTGATGTGGTTTCGGTTGATTTTATTTCTGCCTCTGACACCTGTGGTGCTTCAGCTTGAACTAAGGGAGATGGATTTGCAGTTAAAGCGCTTTCATTTAAAGTTTGTATTACTCCAGCTGAAAGTTTAGGATAGGAATCATCTGGAGGTGCAAGAACATTTCCAGATAATTCGGCAGTATCATTTTCTAATTTAGGAATTAAATCACCTCTTTGATCGAAATCAAATTTTTCTCCTGTCACTCTATCAGCAAGACCTGTCAAGATTCTCATTATACCTTCTGGTTTTGATTCTTTTTCTGAACTAATTCCAAACTCATTTTGTTTACTTGTTATTCGTGATCCCATTTCTTCTATTGTAATGAAACCATCTTCATCAGCATCTAATCCTTGATTTGCTGCATAAACTGATGGGTTGCCAGGCTCGCCATCAGAAAACTTATCAAACTTAGTTGACAATTCAAAATCTGTTCCCCTATCAGTATATTCTGGCATAAAGACACTTGTATATAGTTCTCCTTTACTGGCTCCCTTTGGTAACTTAACGATATCAAAATATTTTTCAACAAACTTCATTTGTTGAGCACGACTCATTTTAACTAACTCTTCCTGAGTTGTTCCTAATTCCTCTGCTCTATCAGCACTAAATTGTATCAAACCAACATGAGTACCGTTGTCTGCTGCTGGATCTAAACTTGATTCTGATGCCATTAATCCTACTAAATCAGCTGGATTTATTTCATATTTTTCAGAAACTCTTTGAACTTCATCTAAGAAGGGTTTATCATCACCAATTAATCTCTCTGACTCTCCACTTAATTTAAGTTCTGGAGTTTTTCTATCTTCATTATATAATCTTTTCATTTTTCCAAAAGTGTTATCAGTCACGGTCTTCATAACACCTTGTTGAAAGTCTTGAAGTTTATTGTTACCTTTCTTATCAAAATCAAATACACCACCTGTTAGAGTATCAGCAACTCCACCAATAATCTCTTTAACTCCTCTCTTTTCATCTGGTTGCACTAAATCGTCATCTGTAAATGCACCAGCTTCAAGATTTTGCGACTTCATATACTCAGCTGATTCCTCTTTCGATAATGGGCCGCCAGAATTATAAAAATCCTTTAACATCTCTGGTTTAACAGTATCTTCACCCTGCATTTGTATTCTAGCTTGTATTGACAGTCTTTGTTTTAAAGTCATCTGTTCGCCAGGCTTATATAATTCACCATTAATGAGTATTCCTGATCCTTTACTTGTAATTGATCCATCAGGGTTTATAGTGGTTTCCATCGGAATTTTATTCTTATCTCCTAAAAGTTCATTTTTCTTTCTTTCAAATTCTAATTTTCTTTCATTGTCTCCGATGTAGTTGCCATCTTTATCATAAAATTCATTTTTACCTTTAGTTTTTCTTGAGCCAGGCCTACCATCAAAATTACGAATACTATCACCTATCCTTCTATTCAAGAAACCAGCAACACCACCCTCCTTCATAAATTCTATTAATTTATTTTCTTTTTTCTCTGGTTGCACTGAGTCTTTATCATCCAAATTAAACAATTTATTTTGTATTTCTTCTTGTTCTTTTTCATATTCTGCAATTTTATCATAATTAATCTTCCCACCAGTCTCATATTCAGAATCTATGAGCATTTCAAGTTCTCTATCTCTTGCCATTAAATCAGACTGTTCCTGTGATACGTTACCACCAACAACCTGACCTTGTTCCCTTTCAGTTGTAAGTTTATTACTATCATCTACATCAACATCTTTTTTCTTATCTTCCTTTCCACCAAATATCTTTCTACCCAAGAAACCAGCAACACCACCCTCCTTAACAAATTCCAACAATTTATTTTCTTTCTTCTCAGGTTTTATGTCTTTCGTACCTTTAAGTGAAAATTCATCTGTATCTTCTTTAAAAAAGTCTAATCCTTGATCTAATTGTTCCTTTGCAGATAAACGTTTAAACTCAGCATATTTTTGAGCATCAACTTCTTGACCATTAACATAACCTACACCTTTCTCCCGATCAAAACGAGTTGTTAACTTCTTAGATGTAAAATTTAATTCTTCTTTTATTTCTGACTTGATTTCTTCTTTTACTTGATCCTTTTCATCCTTTTCTCCTTTTTCACTAAATTTTCTACCAAACATACCGCCAAGTCTGGCAAATGGATTTATTGTTTCAAAGAAATTTGTTTTTGGTGATGGTGTTTCTCCTGTTAAAGATTCTCTCATTCCAGAATACTCTAAGGCTCCTCCAAGTGGGCCTCCTATTAAGGCTCCAATTGGCCCACCTGTTTTCAATCCTGTAAAAGCACCACCAAGAATAGGTGCTAAAAGTTGTAATCCAGCACCACCAAGAAGAGGCCCAAGAGCTCCAAATATTGATCCTAAAAATCCCTTTGGTTCTACTGGTTGAGGTGGAGCTTTCCCAGCGTCTCCTTGATCACCTTGATCACCTTGATCTCCACCTTCACCTTGATCTCCATCTTCACCCTTATCACCCTTAAGTCTCTCTGCCATCATTTCTTTCTGTTCCTTATCCTCCTCTTCTAAACGTAGATCAGCTTCTTCATCTTTTTCTATTTTTTTCTCTACAATTATATAATTATTAATTTGTTGAACATCTGATCTTAATCCCTCAAGTGACATAGAAAGAGATTCAATCAGTAGTTTTTGATCTTGAATAATATTTAAATTAGAATTAGCAATTGATAAAGCACGATTAGCCAACTTATCAATCGATACGATTGACTCAAAAAAATTACTTAAAGTAATCTTTTTCTTTTTAGGTTGTTCTAACTCTTCTTCATCCATACTTTCGGACGCCCTCTTCTTGTTGTCTCTTTAGATTTTCTTTTTCAATATAATCCTTCAAGAGAGTTACATAAATGTCTCTTTCCCAAGGCATCATATTTTCAAGTTCCGTCAAGCTATATTTATGGTATTGCATGAGAGCAAAATTTATTCTGTAGTGAGATTCAAGATCTTCCCTTGCAATACTTAACCGAAAAAATCGGCTAGACCCTCCAAAACGATACTACTCTTTTTCTTTGTATTTGGATTCACAACTTCAATAGTATGTGATAATTTAGGCATTGTTGCAAAAAAGTTTTCAACTTTCTTGTATTGTTTTGAATTTAACTGTTCAACAAATTTGACTCTCTCAGTTGATGTGTAGTCTTTGGCTTCCCATGCATCCTCCTCAGTAAAAACTGTATCCATACAATCAGCAACAACTTTAAAAGTTTTATTAACTAGAACTTCTGGATCATCATCAACTTCAAAATTATTTTCAACAAATTGATTCAATGATGGATATTTCATCCGAAGAGTAAGTTTATCATCAATGACAACATCATTTGTGTGTCCTTCTGGTTTTGTAACTTTAATTTCATCCACATATATTGTGACAGGGACTTGTGTTTCTCTATCATCGGGACATGTGACGGTCAATCTTATATCCTCACCAATTGATTTAGCACGAATATTCAAAAAGATATATTCAATGTCAAATGTAGGAAGGTCATCAACTTTTACTCCTCTTGTTAAAATGCATTTTTTCAACACATCTTTAACAGCATTTGTAATTTCATTTTGATTTCTTGATTCCAGAGCAATAATTAATATTTTTTCTTCTTTGACAAGAAATGGTCTGTATTTAATTTTTTTACCCGAAGAGGGCATTTTTAACTCATATGTTGGAGTTTCAATTGTTGGTAAGGGCATAATACTGTATTCAGTAATTTATATAGAGAGGTTTTACTTAGTTTTACCAATGTTTAAGGCATTCTTTTGATATTTTTTTAATTGTTTTGAATTTGAATCATTTGAATTCACAAGACCATCTTCTGTGTTAAGGACTGCACGATTGCTATCATTATAATTAAATTTTGTGAAAAATCTATCATATGCAAACTGCACACTACATTTTAACACATTTGAGTCACCATAGGCAACTCTCATTGATGTTAAATTGGTGGGCCAGATGTTTACAAACTCATAACTAGACATGTTAGATTGATAATCAACAGTGCTTGGTGATTGTTTAAAAGTATCTCTTTCAAATTTAGTAATGTGAATGATTTCTTTATAATCCTCTGGATAGTTAAATCGTGTATATGCGTTGGTTTGTCTTTTACTTGTTTGAACTGGATTAATATATGTCATCCACGTTTCTAAAATTTCCAAAATTACCATATCTGCATCACAATAAAAAGTGAGGTTAAGAGGTGGAAAAGTTCTAAGATATGGAAACTCCTCTTGAATACCTTGATGATGACCGACTGCGAGAGTTGATTGATATTGTGTGCCTGGAAGTTCCGCTTCTGTGCATAATATTGACATCTTTTCTTGAAAATCTTTTCCCTGAGATCTTTTTTTATCCTCATAATTCATTTCTCTCAACCATCTTTGGTATTTTCCGAAAGAAAAAACAACTTGATAAAAAGTGTCTAGAGATGGGCGTGCAACACTATCTCTGGCGTCTAATACACCCTTCTGAAAAATATCTGATCTTCTTGGAAATAAACTATTATCTGACACAATAAATAAATTTAAGTTGTTATTACTATATATGAGCTATAAAGGGATATATAGGCCTTCTAATCCTAAAAAGTATAAGGGAGACTCTCAAAATATTATTTATAGGTCTTTATGGGAAAGAAAATTCATGAATTACTGCGATTTGAACGAAAATATACTTGAGTGGGCATCTGAAGAATTCTGGATTCCTTATTTAGATCCAACAACAAATCGTGTTCGTAGATATTTTCCTGACTTTTTTATTAAATACAAGGACAAAGACAACAACATTCGTAGATCGGTGATAGAAGTTAAACCGATGAAGGAAACGTTGCAACCAAAGGCTACAAAAGGTAAATCAAGAAAAACAATGATAAATGAATCAATGACATATGTGAAAAATCAAGCAAAGTGGAAGGCAGCAAGAGAGTTTTGTGAAGATCGTAAGTTAGAGTTTAAAATCATGACTGAAAAAGAATTAGGAATTCGATGAGTATTCTTCAAAACATATTAAATAAAGTCACTGGTCAAGTCAGCGAAGAATTTTTTCGTATTCAATTACTTGAGGAACTTGGAGATACAAACTTTGAAACTGATTATGCAGATACTGCTGGGTTTGCGCCTGGTGAATTATATTTTTTCACATATCAAGCACAAACAAAACAACCATACTACGACATGTATCCACTCACATATATAATTGAAATGAGAACAGGTGGATTCTTTGGTTGTAATCTACATTATGTTCGTTTAAATCAAAGAGACGAATTAGCAATAAGCTTACTAAATAACTCTGCTCAAGGTGCAGTTGCAGTTCCTCCTCGAACTCTACATAAATATCTTTATACTGGCGTGAGAGGAACACCATATCGTATTCCAAATACTGAGTGGTCGGATGTCGCACAACTACCGACTGAAAGATTCATTGACATGAGAGGAATGCCTGTTCCACGAAGTCGAGTTTACAATACAAACTAATGGCAAAAAGTAAAGTTTATAAACAGGATGATGATTCAAAAGTATCTTTTGAGTTTGGTGATGATGGCAAATTAATTGGTATTAAAAAAGATGGTAAGTCTCTTGATCCCCAAAGTCAAGCGTTTGAAGATTTACAGGATAGTGATGATGCTCTAGAAGCATACAATATTAATAAGTTTAAAGGAAATATAGATGCGTATGAAGATATAATCGATGTTAATACAGATATTCTCATAGCACAACATGAGAGAGAAGAGAAAAAAGAAAATAATGCACAATTTTTAGAGGATAACACATTAAATAACGACTCAATCGCATTTACAGTTCCTAAAACTGGTTCAGCTTATAAGAAAACAAAAACTGGAGGATCAAGTGATTTAATGGCATATCCACTTGATATAGACCTTGAACAAGATCATTTTAAAATTACAAGATATAATTATGTTAGACCAGATATTAACCAAAGTAAACCAAGAAGAAAACAAACATCTCTTTATGGACTAAGAAGTCATAACGTAGCGGGTGATAGTGTAATAGGCAGTAAAATTAAAGGTAGTATTATACTACCAATGCCTAAACCAACTGATGTAAATC